CCAGAGGTGTTCAAGTTAGTTAAGAGTGGTGTATTTAAGATGTTCTCTATACAGGGTACCGCTAAACGAATTAAGCTTTAGTGATATACAACGTAGCCAAACCGCGTATAATATAAATAGGAGGTGAGTTATGGATGCCATACTTACTTGAAGACCTGGTGATTAACCGCGTCGACTTAGTTGATGAAGGAGCCAATTCGGCAGCTTTCATAGAACTTTATAAAAGAAAGGAGCGAGGTGACAAGATGGAACTAAAAGACATTATCGCTAAGATGAACCCTGAGCACGCTGCTGTTGTTCAATCAGAAATAGATAACTTGTCTAGTGAGGTTACTAAGGCAAAGGAATCTACTGCTGCGTTAACAATTGAGCGAGATAGTGCAAAAGAAGCTTTGGAAAAAGCGATAGGAGACCTTAAAGTAGCAAATGAAGAGTTAGCAAAAGCTAAATCAGAACTTGATGCACTAAAGGCCAATACTGCAGCCTCTGACGAAGAGGACATTATCAAGGCTATGCCTGAAGAAGCTCGTACATTGTACACTAAAATGAAAGCCCAAAAAGAAGCTGCTGAAGAAGCAATCCGTAAAGCCAAAGATGCTGAGGCACAGGCTACAGCAATTGCTAAAGCAGCAGAACTAAAGGCTATTCCTATTGAACATGACAAGCTTGTAGGAATCCTTAAGGGAGCTTCTCCGGAATTGATCGAAGTACTTACAGCTATCAATAGTGCTGTTGAAAGTACTGTGTTAGGTGAAGTAGGTAAGAGAACTCCAGGACAAGCATCTTCAAGCAGTGAAGAAGCTTGGGCAAAAATTGAAGCTAAGGCTGGTGAGATTGCTAAAGCAAAAGGTATCTCGAAGGCTAAGGCTGTATCTCAGGCAGTAGATGAAAATCCTGACCTGTACAAAGAGTACTTACAAGGAGGTGCTAACTAATGAACAATGCGTATGAAATTCCAAACTTAAGGTTTAGTTTGCCGGCTGGTGAAGATATTGCAAGACGGCGCTTTATTTCCGTGAATTCTTCAAGTGAAGGCGTTATTGCCACTGCTGCTGGTTCGGCCATTGGTGTGTCTATGAATCAAGCTGCGGATGGCGAGGTTCTAGAAATTGCAGATGGAATAGTTATGGTTGAAGCAGGTGGTGAAATAGCTGCTGGTACTGACGTGGAAGTTGGCGCTAACGGTAAAGCAGTTGCAAAGACCACAGGTATTGGTGTTGGCGTAGCCATTACAGGTGTTGCTGGGGCAGGTCAGTTTGTAGCTATTAAACTTATAAGCGTTTCCAATGCAAATGGTGCTGACGGTGCTGACGGTGCTGACGGTGCTGACGGTGCTGACGGCGCTAACGGCGCAGATGCTCCGCTCGTTCAAACTTTTGTTTACACTGCAACTGATTTAGCTGCTGGTGCTGACATTACTGACGCTATTATCGGTGTAGTTCCTGCTGGTTACGGTGCAACTGTTATCGATGCCCAAGTAATTTCTACTGGTGCCGCTGCAGGTATTGAAGCGGAAAATACTACAGTAGTTACTCTTGAAGTTGGTTCTACTAAATTTGCGGAAGTTACTTTTGACGCAACTAATGCTTTCCCGGCAGCCGGTGGGGCTGAGGCTATCACATTAATTCCTGCAGCAGTTGAACTTGCAGCAGGCTCAATATTACTGCTGACTGTCACAAATGATGCCGCAGTAAATCTTCCGGTGTTCATGGTACAGATTACTCTGACCTTGACACCTGCAGTTTAATAAGAAAGGAGTGTTGACAAGTGCCTAAAATGCAAGATGCTCACATTGATAGAGCGTTAACAAATATGTCAGTTGCATATATGCAGGACGCTAGCAATTATATAGCTGACAAAGTTTTTCCTGTTATACCTGTAAAACGCCAGGCTGATCTCTACTACATTTATAACACTGGAGACTTCTTGAGAGATGAAGCCAAGGTTAGAGGAGCTGTTTCGGAATCTGTTGGCGGTGATTACGATCTTGATTCAGCTACTTACTACTGTAAGAAATATGCTTTCCATAAGGATGTTTCTCCAGAGGAGCGCGTGAATTATGATGAACCACTTGATGCAGATAAGGACGCACAGCTTTTCGTATCCCAAAAGATGCTTATCCGTAGGGAAATGGAATGGGCTTCTAAATTCTTTAAAACTGGTGTATGGAGTAATGAGATTGCAGGTGATTCAGCAGCCGGTACAGGTAAGGCTATCTATTGGAACAAGGACACATCTACTCCCATACAGGATATAACTAATGAATCAGTCAAGATGGCAGCTCGTACAGGCTATAGGCCAAATACATTGGTTCTGTCTCCCTACGTATTCAATGCACTAAAGAATCACTTTGATGTTCTTGACAGAGTTAAGTATACCGAAACTGGTGTTGTTACAACGTCCTTGCTCGCGTCACTGTTCGAAATTGAAAATGTGTATGTAGCTTGGGCAGTAGTTAATAACAGTGCTAAAGGTTCTGATGATAATGTTAATTTCATCATGGGTAAGAATGCGTTACTTTGTTACAGTAACCCTAATCCTAGCCTGAGAACGCCTTCAGCCGGCTATATATTTGCTTGGGTTGGTTTAGAGGGTGCTGGAGCTTACGGTAACCGTATCGTTAGACTTCCTATGGATCTGCTCGGCCTAGGTGTAGAACGTATCGAGGGTGAAATAGCTTTTGATGCTAAGAAAGTTGGCGATGACCTTGGTGTGTTCTTTAAGGATATCGTAGAGTAATGTTTGTAGTTAGGCGCTCCTTCAGGGGGCCACGAGGACCTATATCTGCTGGCTCTATCATTGAGCTAGCAGATATAAGGAACTTTAGGTACCGACTACAAGAGAAGCATATCATAGAAGTTACCGAGCAGAACTTCAATAGCTATCGTGTATTTTTTAAACAGCGTTTTGGAGTAGACATTGGGGCAGCAAAGGCTACTACTGAAGTAAAGGTTGCAAAAGTTACTGTTAAATAGGAGGTGATAAGATGTCTTGGAGTTATTCTGGAAATCCAGCTAGTAGTGAAATGGATGAGCTCCGATTTATTATTGGAGATACAAATGTTTCTGAACCTATTATGCAGGATGAAGAACTTGATTATCTTATCGCTAAGTATGGCTCTAATAGAAATTTGTTGATGTACCAAGCTTTTACACGTGCAGCAACTTTATTTGCTAGAGATATTAAACGTAGCTTAGGCCCACAATCTGAAGATCCCACTGAGAGACTAAAGTATTTCAAGGACCAGGCTAATTCATATAAGTCTAAGCTTGCAATTGCCGGCATATCAGTACCAGTATATAATTATCCCAAGGTATTCCATAAAGGTATGCATAGCAATCCACCTTGGCCAGCAGGCGGTGATAGTAATGTTTAAGAGCTTAAAAGCTTGGATGAATTTACCGTTTGATTTTAGGCCTTGCATTGGTCGCAGCGGTACTGGTACTAAACAGTTTGCGGCTAATGAATCTGGTTTATGCTACGCAGAAGGTTCTGTGAAAGTTGTGAAAGATGCTCAAGGAAAAGAAGTAGTATCTACAAAGCAACTGTACGTCGATGGTAACTCTTCTATTAAAGAACTCGACAATGTAGTGTTCGAGGGACGTGAGTCAGAGATTAAATCTATCGGCTACTTTTATAGGAACGGACTTGTAGATATGAAGGTGGTGTATCTCTAGTGCGTGGTTTTGCAGAGTTCTCATTCAAGAGGGAGGACATAAAATCTTTTGAGGCTACATGTGAGTTTGCAATAAGGAACGTATATAGGGGTACTAAGAAGGCTACTATAGCTGCCGCTAAAGAGATAATGGACGAAAGTAAACGTCAAGTACCTAAATTGACTGAAACATTACTGGCTAGCGCTTTTTATGAAGTAACGCGTAGAACAGATACAGCCGCTACAACTTGGGCCTATGAAGCATTATTAGGGTATGGCGGTAATGGTGACCCTATAAATCCTCGTACTGGTAAACCAGCGTCATATTACATGGTGGCAGTGCATGAGAATTTAGATGCGTTTCACCCCGTAGGTAAAGCTAAGTTCCTAGAGGACCCTGTAAGAGAATATGCTGCTAAGAACTTTAAGAGAAATGTGTTTAAATATGCAAAGGAATCGCTAGCAGGCATGAGTGATTAGAAAGGGGTTGCTAATGAATAAGCCATTGTTACTTGACATTGTATCGTTTCTTATAGCTAAGCAAATTGTAATAGCAGATGGTACAGATGCATTTCGTGACTTTACTCCAGAAGCACCCGATTCTCTAGTAGCTCTGCATGAGTATAGCGGTAACCCTGCATCTTTATATGACCCTACAGTTCATCGGTCTGTACAAGTACTCGTAAGAGACCTTGACGCCGATGAAGCGAGGCAAAAAGCGGTTAATATTTTTAAAGCATTTCAGGAAGAACAAGATGATGACGGTAGAGTAGATTTAACTCCAACCCGTTGGGGTCAGGTATACCTGCGTCAGCCTCCATTCTTAATGAGACGTGATGAAAATAACCGAGCCTACTATGCCTTTAATATAGGTATAACAACTACTATTGAATAGGGGGAATTAAGTTATGGCAATGAGAATAGGTTGTGACCATCTTGTGTATGCAAAGATGAGTACAGAAGATACTGCTACAACAGCTCCAGTATATGGTGAAATAGTGTCTGCACCTGGTGTAATGCATATTAACATTAATCCTAATGCTTCATTGGCGACAGCATTCTATGATGATGGTCCTGGTGAAATAGCTTCTACATTAGGTAATATAGAAGTTGAAATTCAAAAGAACGCCTTAACGTCTCAGAACAAAGCTGATTTACTTGGGCACACAATTGACGCCAATGGCGGAGTAGTGTATGCTGATAATGATATACCACCTTGGGTTGCAATTGGCTTTAGAACATTAAAGTCTAATGGTAAGTACCGGTATGTATGGCTGTACAAAGGCCGTTTCGCTGACCCTGAGGACAATAATGAGACTAAGGCTGATAGCATCAACTTTCAGTCTGATACGATTTCTGGTCAGTTTGTTAAGTTGAATTACCCTACCACTATCGGCGCCAAGTCTAAGAGACTTTGGAAGTATGAAATTGACTCTGACAACCCGGAAGCTAGCCAAGCGGCGATGGACACCTGGTTTGATGCAGTTAAGTTTCCATATTAAGAAAGGAGGACTAAACAATGTCTAATGTTTTAACATTGCAGGTTGATACATCAGGTAATGTGAAGCATGCTCTTATCAACGGTGAAGACGTTGGTGAAGTAGTATCTGTTTCGCAGAACTTAGTAAGAGGCTCACTTCAGGGTGCTCTTACTTTGAAGTTTACCGAAGTGACCGTTGAGGCTGCTCCTCCTGAAGCGCCTACGGCAATCACGGCAACATTTGTAGGTAGCGAAACAGATATTGTCATTACTATCACAGCTCCTACGCTTGGTAGTGGTAATAGGTTTGCTTACAAGTTTGTTTCGCCGATGGCAACAGTTCCGGAGGCTCCGAATAAAGGAGACGTTATCACAGGTACCACAAACATCACTGGTAATAGTGCTACTGTTACTCAGGGTGCAGACGGTGATGGTTATCTGCTCTATGAGCTCAATAATCAGAACCAGGTTGTTAGCTACCTTGGCCACAAGCTTGTAGCTGGCGAGTATATCGAAGCTTAAAATATTTCGTTAAAGGAGGAAATCTTAATGTCTAACTTGGCAGATGTAAAGAACAAGACAGTTAAGATTACCTTAAATGACGGCGTTGAGCGTACAATTAAATTTACGCTCAATGCTTTAGCCGAACTGGAAGACAAATTTGGTTCCGTTCAAGCTGCTTTCGATAAGTTGGAAAAAGAAAACAGCATGAAGGCACTAAGAACCATTTTATGGGCAGGCTTCTTACATGAGAGCCCTAATCTTACAGAGCGGGAAGTCGGTAATCTAATTGATATTGCGTATATGGCAGAGCTTGTAGAATCACTCGGAACAGCTTTTGAAGGCGATATGGCGCAGGGTCAGACCTCTGCGGATGGACCTAAGGTCCCAAACACCTAAACCCCGATGATAGCAATGGGGCCGATCCCTTCAAAAGTGATGATTGGGATTGGCCTTACATTCTATATATCGGGAGAGTATGGCTGCAGTATACTGAAAAAGAATTATGGCAACTAACACCTAGGCAATTCAAAGCACAGCTAGATGTGCATGCTGATATACAGCGTAGATTAAATGACGCAAAATCACAAAAGGAACAAATAGGTTATATAGATCAACTTAAAGGATGGTGATACCTTGGCAAACTTTGCGACTCTAACAGCACAACTAAATCTTAATATACAAAACTTTGCACAGAATATGCAGAAGGCATCTGCATTAGCTAGTAAGTTTGCTTCCAATCTACAGGGTAAGATAAATACTGGTATGGTGGAACCTGCAAAGAAAGCAAAGTTTGAGTTCAAGGATGTAGCACGTATAGTCCATGGTATCATAGTATCTAAGATATTCTATAGTAGTCTTAATGCTATTAGAAGAGCTACAGATGCAGTATGGGAACTTTCAAAAGAGTTAGAGTATGCCAAGATGGTATACTCAAACCTATTTGGTGACACTGAGCTAGCTCAAGAGTTTATAAATGTTCTTAAAGAGTTTGCAGCAGTTACACCATTCTCTTTTAAGCAGTCTGAAGAAGCGGCGAAGAGACTACTAGCTTATGGTATAGAATCAAAGAATGTTATGTTTTTGATGCAAGGCGTGCTATCAGCGGCCACCGTTCAAGGTACTGATGCTGTTATAGAACCTATATCTAGAGCAATGGGTCAGATATACACCAAGGGCAGGTTAATGAATGAAGAGATGCGCCAGCTTGCTGAAGCCGGTATACCCGTATATGACATATTGCAGGAGAAACTAAACCTAACTGCTGAAGAGCTTAGGAATCTAGGCAGAACGGCGATTCCTGCTAGTACAGCACTTAATGCACTTGTTGAAGGCATCAATGAACGATTTAGTTCTACTTTGAAGCTGGCATCTAGCACTACTCAGGGTATTCTAAGCAATATTGTAGATAATTCTTTAATGTTGTTTGCTGGTATATTTGAGCCTTTTACAGAGTACTTAAAGGGTGCGCTAGGACATTTAGGTGAGTTTATAAACGAGCTTAGAAGCATTTATGAGCTGAAAGGTCTTGGTGGTGTGTTCGAGAAACTAATACCACCAGCATTACAGCAAGATATAAAAGTGTTTATAGCTAATCTCAAGATTTTATGGGATATTATAAAGAGTATCTTAGCGTCAGCCTTTAAGATTCTTGGTAGTCTGCTTAAAGGGTTACTATATACGTTTAATGCCTTAGCCCCTGCTATATATACAGTTATTGGTACATTAGCTGGCTTATTAAAAATTATCACCAGTAATGAAAAACTAATGAGGGGTTTGACTACTGCAATATTGGCTGCTGCGGCTGCGTGGGTTGTATATAAGATTCAAGCGGTTGCGGCAAGTATAACTACTGTAGTAATCAAAGGAATAATTAAGGCAATAAACGCTTTAGTGGTTGCTATGAATTTTGTGGTGCGGCATCCTATATGGGCATTACTTGCCTTAGGTGTGGGTATTTTTATAGCACTGACTGGTGCTAGCAATAAATTTAGAGATTCTATAAATAAGCTGTTTAGTGGATTCACTAAGCTTAGTGGTATGGACCCAAATAAAATGCTGTTACCTGAGTCTAAGGATAGAGCTAGTGACCTAGATAAGTTCAATCAAGCTCTATCAGATACTGGTAAGTCTATAGATGATGTCACTAAGGCAGCAGCTAAAGCCGGCAAAAATCTTATGAGCTTTGATGAAGTATTTACAATAAACCAATCAAAGGATAATACAGATACTAGCATTGATACGCCAAATTTTGCGGATACTTTTAAAGGTTTTGAAATGTCCGATATTGGCGTAGAGCTGCCTGATGTTGAAGGTATAGCTACAAACTTTGTAGACAATCTTATAGGAGCTTTTGGTGGTAAAGACAAGCTATTAGGTGCCGGCATAGGAAGTCTACTAGGTGCCGCTCTTGGGTACATAATTGGTGGTCCTATTGGTGCTAAGATCGGTGGTATACTTGGAGCTATAGCAGGCTGGTTCTGGAGTGATCTAGCTAAGCAGCTAGGTCTTACAGATGTTGGGACCGTTGCTTTACCAATAT